AGAAACTGGAAAGATAATAAATAACAACAATGGTTGGATGGCAGAGTCTGGCTTATTGCGATAGTCTTGAAAACTATTGTGGTTTTTCGACCACCGTAGGTTCAAATCCTACTCCAACCGCCATTTATGCGACCATAGTATAAAGGCTATTATTGAACCCTTCCAAGGTTAGGATGTGAGTTCGATTCTCACTGGTCGCTCCAAAAAAATTTAGAAATTATTACTTGACATTTATTAATAATTGATATATATTATTAACATAGTGAATAAGAAAGAAATTAGTGACTGAATAATCTCTTTGACAGGGGATAAGGTACAAGGTTAGAACTGAAAAGTTTCTAATTTTGGTTGAAGGTTATAAAGAAGTATAAGGATGAAATAGCAAGGGTCGTACAACCCTTTGTGACGTAAGAATGAGACAAATCGTAGTGGATAATGCTGATGTCTGTATCTCATTGAAGGTAACCATTCCTTCCATCCGAAAAGCAAAGGAGTAATTAACCTTTGTGGATGTGTCTGAATAATACGCTTTATAATGGGCTTGTAGGTAGTCAGGAATCCTACCAATTTTATTAAACCATTACTGCTACTTGTGTAGTGAGAGTTGGGCACTTGATGCTGACCAGTAATTCTGACGTTGAATGTTCGTTGAATAGTAATGGTTTAATTTTATCGCAGGGTGAAGCAGTGGTAGCTTAGTTGTCTCATACGCAAACGGTCGTGGGTTCAAATCCCACCCCTGCAATCAAAAAGTTTTTATGCCAGCGTATTCCATTAAGGAGGTGGGGCAGACTGTAGAAATTGCAGCATTATATAGTGATATATAATTGAAAAATCTGGCTAAATCGGTGAAACCTTAACAGATAATGCTGATGGCAATACCGAGCAAGGATTAGAAATAATCTATGTGTAGAGACTTTACACCAGACATCTTAATAAGATGAAGATAAAGTCCAGACTACAATATGAAAATAATGTAGCAATGAAATCTGCTGTCTTTATGACTCGCCTGGATCGTTACCAGGAGCTGGCACCAATTATAAATGAAAGAGAGAATAAATGTATTATTTAATTTATAAAATTACTAATACTATAAACAATAAAATATACATTGGTAAGCATAAAACTAATGATATAAATGATGATTATATGGGTAGCGGTAAAATATTAAATAAAGCAATTGAAAAATATGGTATTAATAATTTTAAAAAAGAAATTTTATTTGAATGTTCTAATGAAGAAGAAATGAATCAAAAAGAAGCAGAAATTGTTAATGATGAATTTATTAAAAGAAATGATGTTTATAATTTAAAAATTGGTGGAGAAGGTGGGTTCGATTATGTAAATAATACTAAACAAAATTTATACGATAGAACAAAACCAGAAACTTTTAAAAAATATCAAATGAATGGGAAAAAATTATATAAAAGAACATTAGAAAAAAGAATTTCTGAACCAAATTTTGATAAAGAATTTAGAAAAAGAATTTCTGAAGGATTAAAGGGATGGTATAAAGAAAATGAATCATGGTGGTTAGGTAAAAAACATAAACAAGAATCTATACAAAAAATGAAAGATGATAAACAGAAAAATCATCCTCAAGCAGGTTCAAAAAATTCTCAATATGGAAAAATTTGGATTTATAATGATAAATTACAATTAAGTAAATCAATTTATAAAGAAAAATTAAATGAATATATAAATAAGGGATGGAAGAAAGGAAGAAAAATAAAGTTTAAATAATGGTCTGTGGCCGACAGGTAAGGCAGCACACTGTTAATGTGCCATATGTTGGTTCGAATCCAACCAGACCAGCCAGTTTTAAGAGAAAAAAGATGAAAAAAGATTTTATTGTTTATGACCCTGTTGCTGGATTAACTATTTTACAAGCTCTTGAAAATGCTATTAATTTAGCAAAGAAAACTGATAAAATCGTTAAATCAAATATTAATGATGTTGAAATGACTTTTTCAAAAAATACAAAAGTGGCAGAATCATTAAAAATATTTCATAGACGATTAAATGAGTTATATTTAAAACAAGATAATTCTAGGCAAAAATGACCCTATAGTCTAATGGTTAGGACAGTGCCCTTCAATATGGGAGCGTTATATTAGAAATAATATAAATGAAAAGAGCCCTAATTCAAGGAAACCTGTAAAATGGTAATCTTGAGCTAAAATGATTTATAATCATAAATGTGCAGAGACTATATAGGCTCTATCTAAACAAGTAATGTTGTAGATATTGAGATAGTCCAGACCACAAACAGAGAAATCTGGTAGTGAAAACTATAGTGGTAGAGTCACGGCATAGATGTGGGTTCGAATCCCGCTAGGGTCGCCAATAAATAAAGATATATTATAAGCCCTTGTAGCTCAGTCTGGTTAGAGCACTCGCCTTGTAAGCGAGAGGTCGGAAGTTCAAATCTATCCCAGGGGCACCATTTTTTAATGGGCTGTTGGTGAAGTGAAATCACGATAGATTTGCATTCTATAGTCAAGAGTTTGATTCTCTTACGGTCCACCATTTTTTATTTGACAATTCTATTCAAATATAATATAATCATCTTATGAAAAATGAAAATAATTTTATTTGCGAAAAATGTGGATGTCATCATGATGGAAGCTACGGAACTGGAAGATTTTGTTCCGTAAAATGTTCACATTCATATTCATCTTTAGTTAAAAGAAAAGAAATAAATGAAAAATTAAAAACATATGGACTAGTATATAAAGAAAAATATTCTCAACCGTATAAAGAAAAATATAATAAAAATCCAAAAATATGTCCTATATGTGGAAATGTTATTCCATATGAATTAAGAGATAACAAAACATGTTCTATTACTTGTGGTAGAAAATTAGCTAATATAAATAATCCTCATATTAATGATGGCGGATATAGAGAAGGTTCAAGTAGAGGTAAACATGGATATTATAAAGGTATATGGTGTGATTCTACATATGAATTAGCATATTTAATTTATTGTTTAGACCATAACATAGATATAAAAAGATGCGATGAAACATTTGAATATGAATTAAATGGCATTAAACATACGTATCATCCAGATTTTATTGTAGATGGAATCATTGTAGAAATTAAAAATTATTACAGAGAAGAAAATAATATTAAATTAAATGCCATAAATAAAAAGAAGAAAATATTATATTATAAAGATTTAATTCCATGTTTTGATTATGTTTCTAAAACATATAATAAAAAATATAGAAAAAGATGGAATAATTTTTATGAATTATATGACTAAAATATTAAGGGGTATGGGGCTGCTTGGAGTGGTCGCCCGACTGTCACTTGGGAGATTCAGATGGGTTCAAATCCCATATACCCCGCCATTAAATTTTTTATAAAAATCTTTTGACAATCTTTTCAAAATATAATATAATGAGTTTATCAAGAAAACAGGGAAGAAATGCATCTAGTACCTGTTTGAGAGAGAACTGGATATAATTGGTGATTCTTTTATCTGAAAGTTCTATACGATGGGAAAGAACATTGACTTTATGAAATAGACATGATGGTAACCGTTTATTAATAATTCACCATTAAAGAATTACAGGGCGAGCCCAGGCTGGCGGTATAGAAAAACAAAAGTGGGATGCTCGGTGGTATATGAGGAGTGGAAAAGTGCTCATTAACTAAATAACTTGAATACAAATTATGCTTCCTAATCAGTTGTAAATTATATTGTATTCGAGTTTATTTTTATATTAGGAGATATTAAATGTTAAATGATGAATATTATTATGAATTAAAATATGTTTATAAAGATAAAGTTATTACCATGCGTTTTAATGGTGATGTAACTATGAATGAATTAATTGATAATTATAAAGATTTCAGTAAATCTGCTGGATGGTCTGATGAATCTATTAAGAAACATTTAAGAACTGATGAAGATATTTGGAATGAAGAAAATTCTAATAAAGAAGATAATTGATTAATAGTCAGGTGGCAGAGTGTCCCAATGCAACGGTCTGCAAAACCGTAAAACCGTGGGTTAGAATCCCACCCTGACTTCCATATACATCCATAGGCTAATTGGACAAACCGCTACGCTACGGACGTTGAATTGAGGGTTCGAGTCCTTCTGGGTGTGCCATTTAATCTTTTTGTTTTTGATTATCTTTTTTCTTAGAACCATTAATAACAAATTTATCAACAACTTTTGTAGTACCTTTGAAATATAATTGTCTATCTTTTTTAAGTTGTTCTTGATTTGTTACATATATTCTTGATACATCTGTTACACCATAAGTATTATCTACATAGAATAGTGTTTGAGATGGATAAGCAGGTTCAATTTTCAAATCTCTTGCGTATTGAGAATATCCAACCAATGTACCATTAGCAATAGTGTGTTCTAATAATATTGGAGTATGGAAATGTCCTAATAATAACCAATCTATTGGCTTTCTAATTTGAGCATACGCTTGTCTTGTCTTATGTTGTCCTCTAGCAATTGTCGCAGAGCAACCAATAAAACCTTGACCACCACGGCTACCAATTCTATCACCATGTGTTGCTAAGAAATTATAACCACACAATTCAAAATATGCTTCACCAGATTTTGGTGTGTAGAATGTAATATTTTTATTCTTTTCTAATTGCTTTTGAACCATAGCAGTTATTAAAGTATCATAATTGTGTTCCGAAATACCTTTTGATTGTGGTTTTTTGGTTGTTCTTCCGTGATTACCCATTACTGAAATAACCCAAACTTTACCATATTCTTTTTGGAAAGCATTTAACATTTTAACTTTTTGTGATGCTACATCCATACAAGCGTCAATTGGTGTTTGATAATTAGTTTCTCTTAACTCATCATGGATATCACCAGAAATATCATCTCCAAGGAAACAAACAACCATACCTTTGGAACGTCTTTCTTTTGTTCTTGTTTTAAGAATTGTGTTATTAATTAATCTTCCCCATCTTTCTTCAGCAACTCTTGGAGAATAACAGTTTCCATCTGGAACTTCTCTTGGATTAACATTTTCGCCATAATGAATATCTGAAACTAATAATACAGGTATATTATCTGAGAATTGTTTATCAGTATTTTCTGGTAAAGTCCAATTTGGAATTTTAGCATCAGTATTAACTAATTTTAATGTTTGGTCCAATTTCAAATTTAGCTCAGCAATTTCTTGTTGAGCATCATTATAGTCCTTCATTAATTTATTTAATTTTTGTTTGTAAACTTCTACATAAGGATTGTTTTTATCACATACTTTATCTAAGGTTTCTTTTATTTCAGTTTCAATCTGTTTTTCTTTACCCATATTGAATACTCCTTATATAAGAAATTTTATAATAATATTTATTAAAATAGTATTGACAAAAGGGTTAGAACAAGATATATATTATATATAAATAAGGTGGGTTACTCAAGTTTGGTTGAAGAGGAGAGATTGCTAATCTCTTAGGGGGATTTAATCCCCGCATAGGTTCAAATCCTATACCCATCGCCAATAGGGGTGTGGTGTAACGGTAGCATAACGGTCTCCAAAACCGTCAGTCAATGGGTTCAAATCCCTGCACCCCTGCCAATGGTGAGTTGGTGAAATGGCTATCACGGCTGACTCATATTCAGCAGTTAAAAGTTCGATTCTTTTACTCACTACCAGATTTGCCCCCATGATGGAACTGATAGACATGTCGGTCTTAGAAGCCGATGCTGAGAAAGCGTAAGAGTTTGAATCTCTTTGGGGGTACCAAAAAATTTTTAAAAAAGTTCTTGACATTAGTTTTTCATTTTAATATAATGAAGTTATCAAAGAAGAAAAGAACACTTTGATAAGAATGGCTCAGAAATTGCCAACGTCTGCTTGTGGTGCAGGTTCAACTCCTGTTTATAAAATATCGGTCTCCACCTGACGTTGTACAACGGTGCAACCCCGTTACATTCTGAACGTTTTTGAGTGGTTACTATTGAAACAGTAAGTAATTAATGCATTAGCCACTCAAAAATATTTCAAAAAAGTTCTTGACATTAGATTCTAATTTGAATATAATGTTAAATGTAAAAAGGTTAAACATTAATAGAAGGATTATGAAAATGAAAGCATCTCGTATGATTGAATTATTAGCAAAAACAATTGCTAACCATGGTGACTTGGAAGTTGTCCAATATGATAGAGCAACAGAAAATGATGGTATGGTTACTAAGGTTGTGGTTCGTGAAAGTAACGAATATGGTGAAATGCCTTATGAAGTTTACTGTGATGACTATGCTGTTGACGCACCAAATACAGAATATGTTGTATTGATGTCAAACTAAGAGATTAGATGCTCAAATTTCTTGTTTCGCCCAATATTCTTTGGGAAGAGCATCCTTTCAACAACAGAAAGAAAAGGAAACATTGTTACCTTACTGATGAAGCTAGGTCGGCAATAATGTTGAGTCGTAAAATATAATGAATACATTCGGTGCGTAAAGTTTATGCTTATAAAGATGTCCGTCAAACTCTTGGTTGATAGTAGTATATCCGTTTTATTTCCTTTCAATATACTACAATTTGTCTTTGTAAATGACTGTATGATTTACACCTTGTAATAAATACTCGTTGAGAATAGGTTAAGTTCTCAATCCTTTTGAAGGGAAGGCGGAATCAAGAATATGATGAACCTTTACGTGGTTGATTCTATAAGTAGTCTGTTTTGGGTGATACCAGAAAGATGAAACTAATACATCATATACGCAAGAGTTGGCTTGGCGAGACGTGCTCTTTATAATCACTCGCTGGCGTGCACGGTTAAGGGTAAATCATACCCTGGGTCTTAACCCTAAACATATTACACGTTCTTTTTCAATCTTTTTTCCTCGGTGCGATAAGGCAAAAAAGATTTACATATATGTCAGCTTAACCCCATTGATTTTTCAATGGGGATTTTTTGTTTGACAAAGTAAATAATTTATGCTAATATTATTTGGTAAAGGAGAGCAAAATGGTTAAAAGAAAATTAAAAGAAGTTAAAAAAAGAGACCCAATTGCTTATGATTTATTAACAAGTGGGTTATATAAACAACGAATAGTTCAATCAAAGAAAGTTTATAATAGAAAAAAGTTGAAAAAAGGGAAAGAATTATTAAATTATCTTTCCCTTATTTTTTTATCTCATTACAACAGACCAATCAAAGATTTTATTAACTCTATTAGTCCAACCATTTCCATATGTTTTCCATGTAGATAACGATTGTAAGAATGTTAATCTTTTTTCTCTTAATTCCCAAGACAATTTTTGTAATTTATCACTTGTATTTGTTGCTTCTTTAACTTTACCAAGTGTTCCATTGCCAATAATACCATCAGCACCTGCTCCAACACATTCTTGAAGAATTTTAGAACTTCTTGGAACACCAGAGTTATAAGCACAATCTACAACTAATAACGCAATTGCTGGATTCATTTGGTCGCATTTACATTTATCCCAATAATTCTTTTTGAAAATATCACATGCTTGTTCTTTTGTAAGATTTTTAATATCCAAATTTGGATATGCTGAAGCAGCAACACCATATTTAGTACCTTTTAATTCTCCAACCCCAACTTTACCACCAGTCCAGTTTCCAGGGTCTCTTTCATCCATTGAAAGTTTTTCTCCACCCTCAACATTCATAACATATTCAAAACATTTCATTAAAACATCATTCGCCATAATTTATCTCCATTTATAAGTTCTATTTTCTTCTAAAATATTAATTTTAGATTTTATATTATCTTTATTTTCGGTTTGGTAATACATCAATGCTTCTACTTTATCACCATTTTCTAAAAGATATTCAAAATAATCTCTCTTATATAACGATGATTGAGTACCATTATATCCTTCATAATAATCTAAATCAGATAAAAGATATTTTGGTATCTCATATATTTCACCTTTAATTTTATATGTCCCTTCTGTAAAAACCATAGGGAAATGACCGTTATATGATTCCATATCGTATCTGGAATCTTTTGTGGTAGCATTTCCAATGAATTTACATCCATCTAAATATCCATGG